TTCAGTTGTTAAAACAATCATATCTATATAACTAAAAAATGTGTTTTTTGATCCAAATAAAAAACCCCCACCGTAAAGTGAGGGTAATTTATAAAGTAATATTCTTTATTAAACAACTATTAACGCATCGTCCGTACCGTCATTAAATAAAGCTTGTAAACCAGCTTCGGTTGTACATTCCAAGAAATTTGCCGGAATTTTTTCCATGCTTGTGAACGTCAAATTATAACCGTTAAAATCACCCATCTGCACCCCACTTGAAACAGTACCCGCAGTAACATCACACCCTTGGTCTAAACCAGCTAAGAAATATTGGTGGTCTCTTGTTTCTACTACAATTCTTGGACGTCCATAAGCTAACAATTTAACGTTTTTATGTGTTACCGCATCTTGTTTTTTTAATGTTATTGTTAATACTTGTTCGAAATATGTAGTACCGTTATCACGTGACGTTTGAATAGTTTGTTCGAATCCGTTTGCTCCTTTCAATTCGTATTTATATAAACTTAATTGTGCATCTGGTACCCACGTTTCAATAACGTCTGTATTTACGGCATCGTATGTTGGGTTTGAAACAGTCGGCATTGGTAAATCGCCGTAATTAATAAAATAAATATTTAATAGTCCTGAAATCGCGTCTTTGCACGCTTCCAGTCTTCCATCTGCTATATCGCAACTCATAATATTATTTTTTTAAAAATTAAATTCCGTATGTAACAACATCCGAAGCAAATCCGTATTTAACATCTGCAGTAAATCTCATTATTACACGTACATTTTGACTTCCGTCAGTATCTGACATGTCCAAAACTCGGCATTCATTTAAATCATTCATCAAACCGGTCGCAAAAAACAAGTTTGAAGTTTGCGCTAATAATGCAGTGTTTGAAGCAAGCCCGTCAGCTAAGAAAATACGAACTCCGTCGAAATAAATATCATTTAATACTTGGTTTGTTCCTTTATTGTCGTAACCGTTTGCACCAACTCCTGCTGCTGCAAATCCACCCAACGCACGAACATACGCTCTATAAATGTTACTTGAAACATACAAAACTAAATCTTGTTTACCGTACAAAGCCGCTGGTAACGCATCAATCATTAAACCTAATTGTGCGATAACGTTTGTTGCGTCTACCGTTGTACCCGCAATTTTTTGACCTGCTGGTAAATCTGCATCAGCGTCTAATTGTGTCATAATACCCGAAAATTGTCCCGCTGTACCGTCAACACCTTGCCAAATTGAAGTTTCCATACCCGCAGCAACTTTCTCAGCAGCGTGTGCAATTAAGAAATCTGCAAATGATTTTGGCAAAACGTCAAATGCTGAATAACCCATTTGAATAGCATCCCAATCCGATCTAAAGTCGGTTTTACAAAGTTGTAAGTTAACTTGAAAAGATTCCGGTTGTAATATTTTTTCAGTTAATGTAATTGTGCTTGTTGGATCAAAATCACACGTTGCATTTTTAATTATGTTATCCGTTGCAACTCTTTTAATTACTTGCTTAAATTTTACATTTGGCATTATTGTAATACCACCTTTTTCTAAAGTTGGCGCGCTTAACAAAGCCGCTGCAATGTATTTTCCTGCCGATTCACCTGCGTACGTTGTCGTTATAGACGTTGTTGTACTTAAATTAATGTTTTTCATTATATATATTTTTTAAAATTAAACTACTGTTAATGTAATTGCGCCTGCTGAAGTTCCTAATCCAATAACATACCAATTAACGCCATCACAATTTAATTGAACAAAATCTCCAATTGTGTCTGCACTTGCTGAAAATGTAATTGTGTTTTCGTTTGCACCCGGTACGTTAACTGAATTTACAATTACTCCACCTTGAATAACATTTGAAGCCGCTTTAATTGTCCATGCAGTTGTTGCGAATAACGCTTGTACTGTAAAACGGAAATTTAAACCTGCTGAAGTTGCTACTGCTGGTAAAGTAATTTGTGCGCCTGCTGCTGCATTCAAAGAATAATGTCTTCCTGAATCCGCCGCAGTTAATGTAGTTGCTGAACTTATTACTGAAGTTTGAACTAATTGACGTAATTCGTCATTTGAAATCGATACTAATGTTGCCATTTTTTTTTATTTTAAAATTATTATTTACTTAATTTGTCTAAAACTGAATCCATAATCGTGCGCGGTTTTTTAGGCGCTAATCTTGTAATTTCTATCGGCGTATTATTTTCAGGATTAAATGAAATAGGTTTTACTTCGTTTAATTCTGTTTCTGTAACTTCGTTTATTTTTGCTAACTCCGCTTTTAACGTTTCGTTTTCAGTTTTCAAAGCTTCAATTTCTGCAAAGAAAGTTTCTTTAACTACGCTTTCAATAGTTTTCTTTGGTGCGCTTTTTCCTGTTTCCATTTCTTGTTTTGCTTCGGTTGGAACTTCTTCAGCGGGTGCTTCTGGCATTTCTTCTTCTTCTGCAACTTCTTTCATTTCGGAAATAATACCTTCAGTTGTTACTACTAAAATACGACCGTCTTCCATTTCGTATTCTCCAACTGGCACGGGTATTTTTTGATCGTCTTCCGTTACGATTACAATTTCCATTTCGGCTTCGAATGAATCAGCTTCTAAAACTGTTACTCCGTCCGCTAACATCATTTGTTCTAAACTTACTTCCATTCCGAGTAAAGTTTTGATTTGGTTTATAAGGCTGTTTTTCATTTTTATTTTATTTGGTTTAATAAAGTTTTCAAATCTTTAAAATCAGCTTCGGCGCTTTTAAGTCTATTAAATGCTGTTTCAACAATTGGTAAATTAACTCCTAATTCACTTTGCATTTTTTTTAATTTATCATGTAATGAAACGGATTTTTCATAAGCTGCATTTAACTTTATTAAATTATCATTTGCAGATTTTTTTTCATCAGACATTTGTTTACTTAAATTAGTTAGTCTATCAATGTTTTGTGCAATAGGATTTTGCAAATTTTGCATTACTACTAATTCTTTTTCTAAATCTTGTGAAGTTCCTAATTCCACTTCATGCGTGGCCAAATTAACTTCCTCTTTAAATAGTTTGTTGTAAACTGTTTTTCGTGTATTCATATTACTTTATTTAACTTATTAACTTTCGCTTTTTTGTTTTGTTCCCTTTTTAGCCGTTTTCACGCACTGTAACACGCACTCCGTTGTTTTCTGTTGTCGTAACATTTTGAGGCGGCACGCTTGCTGTTTGCCCTATTCCCTGAGCTTGTAAACTACCGTCGCAACATTTTGAACTATACCTTCCGTTTTTGCATAAGCATCCACGCTTTCCACCAATCGGACTTGATTTACTTTGTGTTCTCATTTTATTTATTATGAAATGAATTCTTTTTGACTTAATACTTCTTTTAAATGATTTATATAATATTCAGCGTTATTTGGGGTAAAATTTTCATACAAATTATAAGCATTAAAATAGGCTTTGTCGCTATCTGGAATTCTAATACCAAGTTCTTTATATAAACCTTCAGCTTTTGTCATTAATTTTTTTAATTCATTAATTGAAACAACATATTTTTGTAATAATTCAACTGACAATTCACCCTCGTTAAATATTATTCTTTGTGCGTTTTTTAATTTTTTACTATTTTCGCCATAGGCAAGAATAAGTTTTCTTGATTTTTCTGTACTATTTAATAACTCGTCCATTATAGCTAAATGCACTTCGTGTTGTGCTAATTTAATTTCGTTAGCGTTCGCATCCATTTGCGAAATCATTTTTAAAATGTTATTTACCTTGTTCATGTTTATTTATTAAATCTATTAATTTTTCTATCATTATTTCTTCTTCAGTTTGTAAACTCATTTCGTATTTGTCCACAAAGTAACCTTCAATCGAAAAGCCTTTTACTTCACCGGCTTTTACTTTATTCCAAATTTCGTCGTTGTTTACTTTCATCGAAATCATCCACGTACCCTTTGGTAAATTAAAACCGTAAAAATTTGATTTGTCTTTTTTTTCGTCTTCAATTATCCAACTTTCAACAACTGACATTCCGTCTAACATTTTCTTTTCGTGTTCTAACGTAGCGTTATTTTGGTTTGATCGCATCAAAAATAATTCGCTTGCTTTTCGGATCGTGTCTTCACTAAAAAAAATATAAAATTCTTTGTCTTTAACACGTCGGTAAATTTGTTTATTAGGAACCAACGCCGCACCCATTAATATACGTTTTTCGGTGTCTACCTCTTTTAGTTCTACTTCGTGTTTATTTAACGCTACAAAGTTTTCTTCGATTGCAGGACTTTCAACAACTGAAACGGCGTTAATACCCATTTCTATTTTTGTTTCGTCTATTAACAGTTCTATTATTTCAAACTTTTTCATATATTTTTAACTTATAAACTCGAATTTTGTGCCCTATTTCTATCTAACGCCTGTTGGCTTGTTACTTGACCGCTAACTACGTAGGCCATTGTTGGTTGTTGTTGTAATTGCGCTAATTGATTAATTCCGTTATTTCCCACCGTGTTAAATTGTGGTGTTATTGATCCACCAC